TACCTGAACTTGGTGCTAACTGGTCTGTGTTTTTACTAAACTCACCATATGGTAATGTATCTGTTTCTGCACTATCACTTAATGGTGCAAGCAAAATAACAGAATCAAAACCTATACGCTCATCATATAGAGTTGTAGTCGTTGCCCAACCAGTCGACAATGTTACTGTTCCATGATTGTTTGTCTTACCATTCATCGCATTGTTTACGACTTCTGATATTTCACGAGGTGTGCCACCTTGATATGGTAATACTCTAAACATTAGCGTAATCCTCGTTGAACGATGTCTACATCGACTCCTATTGCGTGTGTCCAGTTACCAGTCGGTGAAACTTCTACTCGATGGTATCGACCAAAATTTCTTACACCTGCACGACCTTCTTGTGATGTTGTAACAGATGTTCCGTAAGTAATTGTATCGTCTAATTCCTTGCGTGATGCTACTCGAACTGTTGATGAACCATCTTGTATTTGTGGTCTTATTAAATTTACACAACTGTTAAATCCTACTTCTAAATCACCAGTTGTTAATGTTGCCGTCATGTTTGTGCCTGTAAAAGTAACAATCTTTTGTCCGTCTACACCACCAAAGAGTAACTTACCACCAACCCATTCTCTTGAATCGAGTGATGATGTAAGTGAGTCAATAGTTCCAAAAACATCTAACCCTTCTAATGTAACACCTGCCGTTGCTAAAGATGCTACATATTCAACATCAGTTAAATCAGACTTAGACCATTTGTCTAGTTGCCAGTTGTATATAATAAGTGATCTACCGCCTGAGTTGTTTGCATAGTTCCATACAACGATGTTTTTTACTGGATCAATAGCACTAGAAATTGTATCTAATTTATCTATATTAGCATTAGAGTAAAAGTGTCTATCTATCTTCTCTGTTCCTATTCCTCTGATAGAAGCACCATCACAAGAGTAAAATCCATCATCAGATAAGAAGTATGCTATGTTCCCATATTGTGCGACAGAACCACTTGCGTTACAACCTAAACCTCTTGAGATAGTATCAAACTGGAAGAATAAAGGCGATCCAGAGTAGGTCATACGGACTATAGAACGCTCTAAGAATATAAGACCAAACTCTCCACCAACTAAACCAGTTATGTTACCGCCATCAGGCAATAACTGAAAATCTGACTGACTTGTAGTTCCTGATACCCATGTGCTTTCGTCATTTAAATCAGACCATTGAACCTTGTTAGAATTATTTCCACTATCTAAGTTTGCAGTGACCACAAAGTCACGAACTACAGCAATAAATTTAGCAATAGGTGCGTTTGCATCAACATCAGCAAAGTTTGTAGATGAACCTACAGTCCATGACTGAACTTTATTAACATTATTCACTGCTAATACAACATTACCGAATTGTGCAAATCTCCAACGACCTGATCCAGCATAATTACCTGCTTTAGAAACATTGTCTAAATTTAATGTTGATGAGTTAAATTTAAATAGTTTACTTGTTCCACCTGCAAATAGTTCAGTTGTTCCACTGTATCTGCCTGCAAAAACATTGGTTAATTCCTCACCTGCATCATTGGATAAATTTACTGCACTAGAAATAGCACCATATCCAACTGCTTGTGGAATGACATTATTGACATCAATCATCTGTCCTGCAATAGATGGTTGGTCAGGTAACCATTCGCCAAATTGAACTCTTTGAGTTGCCAATTACTTTCCCCAGTCTTGAGAATTCATTACCTCAATTAATTGCTCTACAGTTGTTACACCTGCAATAGCAGTTTCTAGTCTATCTGATTCTGCAACGATTGATACTCGTTTAGATGCTACATCTGTTGGAATGTCTACATTGCGTTCTACTTTACGAGTTACATACCAGTCAGTTGTTGCTAACAAAGAACCTGCTGTTGATTTAACTTGAGCAGTCATTTGATGTTTAAGACCATGAGTTACTACTTGCTCTGTTGTGTCTTCCATTTGCTCTGTAACAGGATTCCAAACTTGAACATATAAAGGTGTGCCATCATTTTTTGTTTCTAGTTTATCTTCTAATGCTTTAGGGTTATTAACATCTCCACCCCAATAATATCTATCATCAGCAAAAGTTACATCATCTTCCCATGTAATTCCTATAGCAGATCTTTCTTCTTCTGTAGATAGTTGCAACCAATTTCTTGGATACAGTATTTCGTTATGAGTAAACGATTGTCCTACAACCAATGTCTTTTCGTTTAATTTGTATGCCATAATATTTTCCTTGTAAAATTATCGTGCTAAAGCGTTTTTGAATGGGTTTTCTGCAAATGCCATGTAGATGTATGTAGCACCATTTCCGTTTATATCTGCATCTGTTGTTTTGGACTTAAATCCATTAGATAACAAATCTTTACCCATACCTGCTTCTGTATTTGAAAGGTTTGCATATAAAGTTTCATTGGATTCATTATCAGGACTTCTTTCAGCATCAGTTAAAACCCAGTTACTTCCTGCGTCTGTTCGTTTTGTTAATAAGAATGCAGGTCTAAATCCTGTATGAACAAATGTTCCATCACTAGAACCATTACCCCTGTAATAACCAAATTTACTAAATCCTTCAATAGGTGCAAACACATAAGCAACATAAGTTCCTCCAGATGCGTTTACATCTCCATGAGAACTTACTCCAAATGTATTTGTATTAGGGATAGTATTATTCCAAAAAACTCCACTTCCTGTTACTGCTGAATTAGAATTTTCAAGATACATATATGCAGATTGTGGAGCAGTTGCCATTCCCTCATGATATACACACCAACTTGTGCCAGCATCTCTTCTTTTTACAATATACCAAGCAGGTTTAACACCTAACCCATGACCTATTGTTGCATTAGCACCATTACCAGTCCATGTTACAATACTAAATCCTGCTGTTGGGTTAGCAGATACTGTAGATGTTACTGTTCCGTTTGTATTAGATACAGGAGCAGAGTCTGAACCTCTCCAACACCAAGCAACAGTAGCAATACCAGATTGATTAAGGTTATTCCAAGTTCCTATTGTAAATCCATTAGAATTAAAAGCAGTTAGTCCTACTGTTGTGCTATTTTGTTCAGCAGTAGTTTGATTAGGAGATAAGTTTTTAGCAACACCTCGAATAGTATCGTATGCTTGATGATAGTCTGCTTTACCTCTTTGTTTAAACCATACCCAATCAGGACTAAATTCTAAACCTGACACAGTTAATGTTGAACCTGTTCCTGTGTAAAGTTTAGGATAAAAATGATTACTACCATCTACAATCGTGCTATCAGGTAGGTTATATGTATTTAGTTTCTTGTATCCTGTAGGTGGTGTGTATTTAAATGGTCTTTGACCGAAGTTGACAATAAATCCTTTTCCTGAACCATATCCTGCTATTAAAGGAAATATCTCTTTACCACTTAACCCAGTATTAAATGCAACTCCTTGACTTACTCCATTTTTATAAAATGTTAATGTGCCTGAATCCATATCAAGTGCTACACCTATGGTATCTCCATTAGTATATGATGCTCCATATCCTGTTTCAGAACCATTTCCTGTTTTATTACCATTAGTATCTACATAAGTCCAAGAATCATTAGGATTACTATAAGTAGAAGTTAAACTTGCTGACTGTAGTGCAACACCAACTCTTAAAAAAGAACTAGATACTGCTTCTGCTTCCCAATACCATTTTCCCTCTGTAACACCTATTGTTCCTCTAATTGACTGCCATGAATTTCCTGAACTATTTGTTGCTTTTAAATTAGCATCAACCACAGATAAAGTTGCCTTATCCAATGGATTCCATGTAGCAAAGTTACCTGTATCTTCATCTGTTAGCGTAGGAACATCTGTCATCTTGTCATAAGTAGTTGCAGTAGATGTAGTTAAATTCATGTTCGTAGCAGTCCAGTTATTACTATTAGTAGACTGATCTAATACAGTTGAACCACTTGTAGACATATCTAAATAAAAACCATTAGTGCCATAAGTTCCTGCATACGACTTAGGTTGCCATGCTCCAGTGTCCTCATTATATTCACCAAAGTCTGATGCAGTGAGTGCTTGTCCATCTACAAAATTTACTTCTGTCATATAACCATCATTATATGAAGTTGAAAAATGCCCTATGTCATGTGCTACTGTTGTATTAATAGCATATTGAGCATTAAGTGCAGGATATGATGCTGTTTGAAATGCAGTAATTCTTTCTCCATTAACATATAGTCTTGCTCTTTCTGATGCTGTTCCATTTGTTGTATTTAACACAGCAACTATATGATACCAAGAAGATGGGTCTCTATAGAATGCACTTGTTCTTAGTCGGTATACATAACCACCACTATAGTAAAACCAGTCTAGTGAATCATCATCATCTCTAAATCTAACTGCGTGTTCTCCACCACTTTGTGTATAAAATAGAGGGTGTTGAATTTCATTTTTTGATTTTTTATACCAACAACTAAATGTAAATGTTTGACGATTAGATGTTGTAGCAGGAGTTCTTCTTAAGTATGCAGAAGCAGACTCACGAAATCTGATACTTTGATCTAGGAAATATCCACCACCTGTTGCGATGGCATTACTGTTGTTTAGTATACTCAAAACTATATCTCCAAATTAAGCAATATTAGCACTTGCTGTGCAGTATGCGTTTGTTCCATTACTAAAGTAAGAAATTAAATATGTTCCTGCTGTAGATATTTTTGTTAAGTCATCAGCAGTAATTTTTGTAGTTGCTGAAGCACTAATTACTCTACCACCTGAATTAATTAATAATATGTAACCTGACTGACCTGATGTAAAGTTAGTAAATGTTAATGTTCCGTTTGCAGATGGTGTGCATTGAAAGTTATTAGTAGTTGCCATGTTAAAGTTTAAGTCATTGTCTACTGTGACAGTTCCTCTAAATGGAGCAGTTAAAGTATCTGCTACATCTGCTTTTAATGTGTCAACATCATATGCTTGAACAGTTGATCCAATGTTTGCTGACTTTAATATTGTAGCATCATATGCTTGAACATCTGTGCCAATGACTAATCCTAATGCAGTTCTTGCACCTGATTGAGTTGTTGCTCCAGTTCCTCCAGATGCTACTGGTAATGTGTCACCACTTGTTCCTGATTGAAAGTCTTTAAGGTGTGCCATTACCTCACGAATCGCATTGTTTATACCTGAAGGAGGGCAACCTTCTGCAATATTAATACTGTCTATATCAGTATTATTACTAGCGGTTGAATCATATTCTGAAATTTTAGTTTTTGCCATTTTTTTACCTCGTTAAATTATCCTATTTGTGTCCATGTTTCACTACCTGTTGATACAGGAGTCCATTCTTGTCCGTATATGTATAGATCTGCATCAGTTGTTACATTTCCATTAATTGTGACAACATATTCAAAGACTGCATTTGCATTAACATACACATTTGCCTGTGCACCAATAAATGAAAATCCTTGAAATTCTGCACCACCTAATCCTTGCATACTTCCTATTGCTTCCATTTCACCACTAAATGAAATGATTTTAATGAAAGATGAAGACATATTTGCAGATACATCTATATCTCCACTTCTTGTAACAACCAAATATCCATTAGCAGTTGAATCCCCACTACCAGATATTGTTCCAGTGAATGAAATAATCTGTGTAGGAAATGCAGTTGCATTTGCAGAGACATCTACATCAGCAGATCGAGTAACAATCAAATACCCATTAGATGTTGCATCAGCATCACCTAAAATTGTTCCAGTAAAAGAAAGAACACGAGTTGGTGATGCACTTGCACTTGCAGATACATCTATATTACCCTCTCTGCTAATAGTTAATCCTGCATTAGCATCAACATTAGCAACACTGATAATTGTGCCATTAGATGTTAATAGCAATGTAGGAGTTGCAGATGCAGTTCCATTTGTTGTAACTACACCATCACCATATTTAAAGCAAGCAGTAGACCATACAGGACTGTCTAAAGAAAAATTTAGATCATCTATGCTACCAAAAACATCTAGTGACTCTAGGGTAGTAAAACCACAAACATCAGCAGGCACGATTAAGCAAATGTAACTGTTAATGAACCACTAGCAATTTTAAACACATCACCTGTGGTAATATTTTTAGTTGTGTCGAGTGGTGTGTGGAACAACATATTTCCTGCTGTAGTAGCATCCCAAATAGCAATGTGAGATACACTGCCCCAGTCACCTGTTGCTTGTGGAAATTGCACATCAGCAGAGTTAGTGCCTGAACCATTAGTAGGTGCACCCATTGTTACTGCTGTTCTAGCATATGAACCACCTGATACCTCAGTTCCAGAACCATCGTCTGTTGGATCTGCTGTATGTAATGATACATATAAGTTTGTTGGTGAAGTGTATGATGCGTTTCTTAACACATGGTCATACAGTTCGTTTTCTAAAAAATTCGACATTTCTGCCATAATATTACCCCTTTGAAGATAAAGTTATTGTTAATGGTGACGATGGATACTCACTATCATCATCGCTTCCTCTTAGTGCTTCTAGACCTCTTTGGTATAAAGATGCCCATGTATTTATTCTTTCGTCATTCATTAGATATGGTTCTGCTTCAGCAAGTGATCCATATAACAATAAATCAGGACAGTTTGCTAAGAATAAATTAGATGAATTTGAATCGCTCAAATAATCAGGTTTGTAATAATAAATCATTCTTAATGAATATGATGCATCTGGAATTGGAGCAAATTGAAATTCAGATCCAAGTAAAGTGTAATTTACTGGTAACCCAGAATCAGTAACTCTTGCATTTGCAAAAAATGCACTTGGAACTTGAAATTTTAAAGTAGCAACTGGTGTTGTATTTATATACATTTCTTTCATTGCTAAAAAATCTGATGGCAAACCTACTGTTGAATCTCCAGCAGTTGTATTTGCTGTTGATTGTTTTAACATTTGTCTGATACGTAATTCTCTTCTTAATCTATCTTCTGCAAGTCTTATAAATGTAGGTATCTGTGATGCAAGATCAGTTCTACCAAGATAGTTTGCTATCTCAGTTTTTAAATCTGAATAAGAATTAAATGCCATTATACTCTACCTTGTTTTGTTCTAAAAAATCTGTTGTCTGGGTTGTTTAACCATGCTCTAAATTTTTTTTGATCTACCACTGCAAATCCACGCATGATTCCTGCTTTGTTTAAATCATCTATGACTGTTAATGGAATAGATGCAATCTTATTGTCAAATATGTCACTACCCCATCTATTTGTGTTTAAATTATATTCTTGTTTATTTTTTTCTACGATGTCTGTTACATCTTGAGTTGTCGCAATCACAATGTTTCCGTTATCTGCATCGTGTACTGTTTGTGTTCTTATATTATCTTTTGTAACAATCTTTGCCATAACAATCCTAAAAGGGTAATCCCCTCCGAAGAGGGGAGTTATCCATATTACTCAGCAATATCAGCAATAATTCCATGTGCTGATTCGTTTTTAACTTCTAGTGTGTATTCAACTAAAAGTTGTGTTTTTTCTGCATCACCAGTTTTTGCCAATTCGTTTGTTTGGAATGGGCGTAAGTAAGCAACTGATGCATATTCTGGGTCGAGAACAAATGCTACTTCACCGTTGTCAACACCAGCACCACTAGCACTAACGTTACCAGCAACGTCAGCAGTCATAAATCTGTTAGGAACAACAGATAATGTGCCGAAATCTGATAAATATACATCCGCGGCGCCAATGATAGTTGTTGCTTTATTATCCGGTGCCATGTAACGTTGACCAGCAATACCAGCAAATGATGATACTGTTTGTTTAGCACTTGGAGTTACCATTAATACTGATGGATCACCACCTGCTTCATAAACTTTCTTAATATTTGATTTTAAGATTGTTTCTGAAAATGCTGTATCTACACCAGAAATACGAGCAGTTGTTCCATTATTACCAGCAACACCTGTTGAACCACCGTTGTAGTTAGTGTTAATCCATGCTTGTAAACCACCTAAAGTTCTTGCTGTAGATGATGAACCAGCAGATGCTACTTTGTTTGATAATAAAACTTTTTCCATATCTCGTTTAAGTTCAGCAGATGCTTTACTTAATTGATATGCTTTTTCAGATTTACGACCTGCTTTATCAACTGACTCTAATGTGCCAGCAACTTTGATAGTTTTTTGTGAAATCTGAGTGTAGTTACCAACACGAACTGTTGGAGTAAGTGTTGCATCTGAAGCATCAGCACCCTCAACTACTGCGTTGTCAATATTAGCAGAAGCAAGAGAGTCTTTTTGCCATTCGTGAAAAACACCAGTTGCCTTAGATTTGGCAACTGAAGACATGAATGGTGTTTCAGTTGGAGAGATGTTATAAATTACATCAGTTAGGTCTTCTCTCTGACCTACTGCCTGATGGGTTTGATATGTTGCCATGATTAATTCACTTCCTTATTAAATAAAGTTTTCAAATAAAGCGACAGCATCCCTGACTTTGCCAGTTTGCTTTAATTTCGCCATGTTTTTATTACGCACATCACGATTTGATGGATCAACTTTGTTTCCTGATTTCACCATCTTAGGCGCATTGTTAACCTTTTTAGTTACATTAGGTTTATTTTTTTGCATCTGATCGTATAGTTGTGCTTTGCGTAGCATTAATACGTGACGATGGTCAATAACATTACTTAACTCAGCATCCGTAAACCCTACACTTTTTCCATAATTGCGAATCTCATTTCTGAGTTGTTCGCCCTTATTAGGGTCTGAAAACTCTGGTAGGATTTGTGAAAGTTTTTGTGCTTCTTCCATTACTCTGCTTTGTATGAAACGTTGTTGATCAAGTTGTTGCTGTTGAGCAATCTTGGCACGTTCCTGTTGGACAGCACTTAGGTTTTCTTTCTTTTCTGTAATTTCAGCAATTTTTACTGCGTATCCTACTGGGTCATTTTCCTTCAATTCTGCAAGATCTGATGGAGTTGCTTCATTGACTTGTGATCTCAGAAACTCTTCCACTGCTTGCAATCTTTGAGCGTATAAATCTCTAACTTGTTTAGACTCTTGAACTGCACGTGCTTCTGCTTCTATTGCTTTGCGTTGCTCTGATAACTCTTGAGTCTTTTTTGTATAGTCTGCACCAAGTTGATAGTTTTTAATAAGTTCATCAACGGTCACCTCTTTTTCTTCACCAGATGCTTTTACTTTGTAAGTAGGAACATCTTCGTAAGATTCTTCTTCAGGTTCATTTTCGCTTATCTCAACTTCTTCTTGAGTATCTTCAATTTCATCTACATCATCACCACTAGATGTTGATACGTCTTCAGTAACTTCTTCTGACACTGCTTCAACAGTTTCTGGTTGCTCGTTGGAGTCCTCACCTGCTGATAAGATGCCTTCAAATGCTGAAACTGCACTTCTTACGGTTAGATCTCCACTTCCTTGTTCAGGAGTCATGGTTTCTTCACTCATTTGTATTTCCTTAATGTTCCCTTTCGGCAAGGGTTGCCATTATAGAAAAGTCTATAATATCTTCCATGCTTTACTTTTAATCTCGCCATCTTTTGCGATAGATTCCAAAGTAGACATGAGTTCGTCTATCGTCTTAACTCGGACATATGCTTTTTCTCTTTCATTTGCTTCGTCTTCATTAGAGTAGATAATTCTGTTTAATTGGTTATCTCTAATTTCTTTTATAACTTCCTGAAATTCAGGTGTCATTAAAATATTTTTTATAATGTTTTGTTTTGTCATTCTGTTCCTGTAGTTGCTGACTCACCACTAGGTAATCCAAAATTCATACTTAAAAGACTATTGCCATCCATAAATCTTCCAGCACCTTGAGCATTGCTAATAGGTGACATAAATCTTCCTGCACCATAAGATGAACTAAAATCCGTTGGCATTGTTAACAAATTATTTAAATTACCTGCTTGATACATACCAGATGATAATGCAGGATTGTAACCTAAAATACTTAGTGGAGCAGGTGGTGCAGAATGTGGGACATAAGGTGTTTGTGATCTTTGCAAAGAAGATAAGTATGCCATAGATGGAGAATATGCTCCTGCATCTTTCTCATAATTTAACCCTCTAATATCACCTGTGTATTCTTTAAATCTTGTATTTGTTCCTAGTGGGTCTAAATACATTAAACCAGACTGGTCTTGTTGATATGCTTTGTTACCACTTAAATAAATGTTTTGGTCACCAACTTGATATAGACCTGTGTATTTAGAACTAGGAGTTATTCCTAATAACTTTTGTTGTTCTGATGAAAATGATGGAGCAGATGGTGATAGTTTTGAATAACTTGGACCTGTATTGTAACTAAAGTAAAAGAATCTGCAAAACTCGACCATTGCAAATCCAAAGACTAATCTAAATATGTGATGTAGTTTTATCATAATTCCTTACTCATTTGTAAACAGGTTGGTTTCATTCCGTATTCAGTTAAGAAACTTTTTTTCCAACCAAACCTTCCCATTAATGTAATTAATTTACAGTTCATGTATCTAGCATACTTTTCTGCTTCTAGATATAACTGCTCCAGTTCTTCTAAATTGCCACCTGCTAAAAATAAATGTAATACAGTTGCACGAGGATAAGGAATAACCGTTGTCACTAATGCTGAATGTTCTGAGACAAATAACTGATATTGACCTGAAATTAATTCACGCAATATATCTTCTGACTCATATAAACCATTGTTAAGATCAATAGCAGATTTAAGTATTTCTTCACATCGAAGATACTCTTTAGCAATCTCTATTGTATTTTCAACTCTTATTGCATACCTCTGTTGGCAATATTACTAATTTTTTCTAGTGCTTCCATAATAACTTTAGTGCTTTGATTATCGGCATTCTTACCTTTATTCATTGCATCAAGTTTTATTTGTAATTCTTTTAATGCTAATTCAGTTGTTTGTTTTACTTCTTGTTGCTTCAACTCTAATGCATCTTTTTGTGCTTCAAGTTCCATTTGCTCACGATCTAACTGTAGTTTTGCTTGTTCAGACTGTGCTTTTAATTGTGCTTTTTCACGCTCAACTTGAGCAAGTATTTGTGCTTGTTGAGTAATTGGATCTTGTTTGCCTGCTTGTTGTGCTTGTTGTGCAAGCATTTGTGATTGCTCATCAGTAATTTCATTTAAGAAATGACTATCATCTTTAAACCCTGCCATTTGGATAAATTTAGCAAGTGTATCTCTATAGTGTTTAAGATTAACTAAAGGATTTGCTAATCCATATTGCTGAATAATTTGTTCTTGTTTTTGTAAAATCATTTGCATTACTGCTAATTGTTCTTGTTTAGTTCCAGTACCTAATCCTACATTAACAGTAATATCGTATTCTGTATCCCACTCACGTGGATCAAATGGAATATATTTATTATTGATTTTAATAATGCGTTCTTTTTGTTGATACTTACATACGAGTTGTAATATTCCTTTGAACAATGATGTCACACCAGTGTCAGCAAATATACGAGCAATCAATTCAATCTTGCCTTGACCAGCAGTTGTCATTGCAGATATTGCAGTTGCTGTTACGTTTTGTAATACATTTGCGTCTAAACCTTGTGACATTTCTGATAAACCAGTTCTTTTTGCTTGCACTTGATCTAAGTATTCAAGCATAGGAAATGATTGTTGTGCATTAGATTGCACAGTCATTGGCACAATAGCATTAGGGTTCTTCATACGAATAACACCACCTGCTGTTGATGTTAATAGGTCATCTAAGTTTACTTGTCCTTCAACTGCACCAACTCGATAGTTGTTAGTGAGGTATAAGTTATCTAGCATTTGACGAGTAATTGTAGACTTAATTAATTGTAAGTCCATTGCTCGATCTGCTAAAGATTGACCATAGAATTTATGAGGAATTGGAATAGGACATACACTATGGAATGGAATGTAATCACATTCTTCATTGTGTGGCACTTCATTTCCTGC